CGGCGCCAGAGGCCGGCGGCGGGTTGCCAGCTACCTTCGGTGCGGACGAAGGCATTTGGACGCCTGCGGCGCCTCCAGGGGCTATTGGTGCACTATTGGTGATTCCGCCCCCACTGCCAGGGGCCAGGATCGACTGCATCAGGCCTTGGTCGCGAGTGCGCTTGGCCTCGCCCTGAACATAGGGCAGCGCCGTGCCAAGCAGTTGTAGCTGCGCCTGATAGGCGCGCTCCTCAGCGGCGCGGCGGTTCTTATCCTCGCCGGCAATGACGTCCTGCAGGATCGGCGCCGCCGCCGTGTTGCCGCCGCGACGGCCCAGACCGGCCCCTAGCACATCCAGGAACGTGCCGATGCCCTTGCGGGCCGGGCTCCATTGCTCTGGCGGGGCGGGACCGCCGGCCAGGGCGCGGGCGTAGGTCTCGAAAGCGCCGCGCATGGGATCGCCGGGTGGGATGCCCATGCGATCCAGATTGGCGATGATGGCGTCGGCGCCCGCCGCTGGCTGCGGCGCGGCCTGGGGATGCCCCCAGCTATTGATCGCCTTCATGATGCCATCAAGCATGCCGCGGCCTCGCTGTGGCGCAGGTCCGGGGGCGGCTGTCGATGTGGACCGACGAAGCGACCGACCTTATCGGACCACAGTTTCACGAAGTCGCCGGACGTGATGTTATCGACGCTGCCGAAGCGCGCCTTCACGTCATTCGGCACGTTGTCCCAGATCGCGCGACGCGCCCAGTCGGCACCCTTCTGCCGGCCCTCGCCCGTCGACAGCATGGACTGCCATGCAGGACGCTCAGGGGCCGCGAAATGCGCTGCGGCGCCACCTTCGCCCTGCTGGTGCATCAGATACAGCTCGCCGGGCGTCGGTGCGCGGCCGTGCTGCTTCTGAAAGCGCTGCTGCATTTCGCCGAACTTGCGCGCACCAACGTCGATGTTGCCGGCGGGATCGAAGACGCTCCCCTGGCCGCCGCGCTTGGCGTAGTCGCCGGGTTGGAATTGGAACAGGCCGCTGTAGCCGTACTTGTTGCGCAAGTTCGGATTACCGCCGCTTTCGATCATCATGAAGCCGCCCAGCATATTCGGGTCGACGCCATAACGCTTGCCGGCAGACTGGATCTCCGTATGCCAGGGACCAATGCGGCCCTGCGGCGACTTCGGCGGGCTCTTATCCTGATATGGCATAGTGCCATTGGGCTGCGATGTGCCCCAGGTCGGATTCTCCGGCCCGATCGGCTTGCCGTAGCGCGGCACTTCTGCGGGCGGCTTCGGCCCCAGCAGCGGCATGTTGGATGGCTGAATGCTGCCGGGTGGCGGATCGTACAGCGGCATATTCGACGCGACAGGCGGCTGCTGCGGCGTCAGCAGCATCGGATCTTCTTGGAAGGGCGATTCACCCTGCCAGCCAAACATCAGGCCGCCACAGCTGCCCCAGAAGTGCCGCCGCCTCCCTTCTTGCCGCCGACCTTGGCGTCGAGGGCCAGAACTGCATGCGTCAGCTTGCCGATCATCTCAGCAATATCGACGCCCTTGTAGCCGCCGGGCATTTCAGGCGATGGCTCGCCAGTCGCAGCTTCAAGATCCTGGGCCATGAAGCCAGTTCGTTCGCCAGCCGGCGCGCCATATCCCTGCGCATCGTCTGTGTAGCTGTAGGACTGCGGCGTCAGCTGGCGAAGCTCTTCAAGCGCGTCGTTCGGATCGACGGCCTTCTTGTCTTTCTTGGCCTTCTCGTCAGAGAAGAACATGCCCAGACCCTGCAGGCCCGCACCCAGCAGCATGCTGCCCGTGCCGCCGGATTGGCCCTGCGTCGTCGTGTTCAGGCTGGATGCGCCGTTCATAGCGCGGCCCATCAAGTCGGCCGGCGTTTGGAACAGCTTCCACTGCTCATCCATGACGGCATCGCGCCGCGCCTGCTCGTAGTCCTGCTGATGCTGACCGATGCCCGCAAGCGCGTTGGCATCGCCCGCCCGCATCTGGCCCATGGTCGTCTCAAGATCGGAAAGCGCCTTGCCGCCCGCCATCGAACGATCAGCATTGGCCGCGTCTAGCTGGTTGTTGGCGCCGACAGCACCGCTGCCCATGCCATAGAGCTGCGCGATCTGCGCCAGCGCGCTTTCATGGGCCTTGCTGTAGGCATTGGCGGATGTCTCGCTGACATTGCGCAGATAGTTGTCCTGATCCAGTGAATCGCGCACGGCCTGCCGGCTACCGCCGAAGCTGCCGGCCTTCAGCGCCGCATCCGTGCTGGACAGCTTCTGCTGGCCGTACTGGTCCCCCAGCCGCGACAGCGTATGATCCAACACCTGACCCGTGTGCTGGTTGTAGGCACTGCCGTAGGCATCGCCGGTATTGAAGACGGCCTTGCCATCAGCGCCCGTCGACCAGCCGCCACCCTGGAAATCGATCTTCTGGCCGGTTGGCGCCATGCCCGATGTGATGGCCGATCGTGCCGTATCCATGCCCGATTGCCACTTACCAATGCCTTCGCGGACCTTAGCGTAGGCCCCATCAGGACCAACGGTGTCCTGGCTCTGCGGCGCGATCAGCTGGTTGGCGCGCGTCTGGCTGGCTGGCGATGACGGATCGACCTGCGGGCCGGATGCCCACTGGCCACCCGGCGCATAGTGGCTGCGGAAGTCGCTCAGAACGCCTTCAAGCTGCTTATTCTCGACCTTCGTCGTGCTTTTCTGGCTGCCCATGTCGCGGCTCCATTACGCGGCTTTCTCATTGGTGGCAGCAGCAGAAGGCTCATAGAGCGCGAACACGCCCAGCGGCTTGAAGCCGGCGCGTTTGACCAATGCTTCTATGGCATCGGGATTCTCGCCGTAGGACGCGCGAAACAGGGCCTTGACCTTGGCGTGGTCGGCCATGGCCTTCATGACTTCCAGCAGTGCGCGACCCGCCGTCATGCCGTCGGCCGTGTGCTTGGCGCGGTGCTCCGGCATCACGTACAGATGCTCGTTCGTCAGCATGGTCTCTTTCGGCGCATGCGGCCACGCCGTCAGACCGACGATGATGGCGCCGATGATCTGCTCGTCATCTTCGGCGAAGTAGACCAGCCCCTTCTGCAGACTTTCGATGGCCTGCGACAGCACGGCCGCCGGATCGTAGCCATCGGCCAGATGACCGGCTTCCTCCAGCGCGTGACGGCCTAGCGCCTCGACGTGATAGATATCGCCAAGATGGCCGGGGCGGATCGTGACGCTCATTGGCCACCCATAGGCATGAATGGCGACTGCATCGGCATCTGCGGCCGGCGCATGTGTGATCCGGGTGCCTGATACTGGCTGGCCATGGGCTGGAAGGGCGCCATGCCGCCGCCGGTCGGTGCGGGTGCTTTCGGCGGGGCCATCTGCTGGGCGCCGGACTGCATCATCTGCCCGCCCATGCCCTTCATGGCGCCACCCAGGCCGCTGCCGATCTGCTTGCCAAGCTGCGACTGCGCGGGATCGGGCGGCAGCGACAGTGGCTGCAGCTGGCCGCCCGTTTCGGCGACGCTGTTCGGGCCAGCGCTGCCTTGCATGGTCGGATTCATCGACTGCTGCAGCATCTGCAGAAAGCCCATGCCCGGCGCATCTTTGCCGAACAGGGAAGCCAAGCCCATCATATCCATTTCGTAGTAAAGCTCTTTAGACGACGCCGGCATCATAGCTCCGCCCCGAATGTAAGGTAGGCAGTGCCTGATACTGACCTGAGTAGAAAGGCGCCTGATGCCGTGACGGTCGTTGTCAGAGTGAATGTCGTCTGCCCTGCGGCGAGTATGGTTGGCTGACCGCAGTTGATAGTGTTCCAAGTGCCAACAACTGTCGTTGTCGTAGGATTTATTCGCATCTTCACTGGATACGCGAACGCGAAATACGATCCGCCCCCGGCAAGGTTGTAGCCTCCTGAAGCGATGTCATCGTTGACGTCGCCGCCCATCGTCACGTAGTAGCGCTGGCACAACGCCAATTCAGCCGAGATGGATCGCCGCTCAAATGCGGTTGCGACCGAGCCCGGTTCTAGCTGAGCCTTTCCGATGTCGAGAGTGACATTCTGCGCCTGCGTGCTATCCGTCCAGAACAGCACGATCAAGTTATTCAGCGATGTTCCGAGGGTTGCCGACAGTGATACGGTTGCCGCAGTGTTCGCAGTTAGCGCCTGACTGCCGGCCGCCGTCACTGTCAAGTTGCTGCCAAGGAAGAAATTGCCGGCCGTGAACGTGCCGGAAGTCCAGTCGTTGACCACATCCGACGTCACGCTGTCGGCGGTGCCAGTCCATTCCAGGATGGCATATCGAAGCGTAGTCGAAGCCGACATACGCACGCGCGCTGATAGAGTAACCGCGCTGCCGCGCATCCATTGGCCGTTCTGGGCCTCTATGATCTGCTCGACGCCAAAACGCTGTGCCGAGGCTTGCGACTGCGTGATCCGCATGGCGCTGGCCCAGCCAGATTCGATCAACGCCTCCGTGGTGACAGCAACAGTGTTGGTTTGCGTCAAGATATTCCAGCGATCGTGGGCATAAGTGTCATCGGCGTTGGTTGCTGGTGCGCGCTGGTTGACCCTCATGCACCCGTTGATCAGCTGGTTGCGGAAACCGGCGATGGGGCCTCCGTTCAATCCTGCGAAAGATGGACTATCGGATGATGACAGCCCGAGCATCGTCTTGACCTGCGCATCGGTCAGATCGTCGATGTTCTGGCCAGTAATGCGGCCGACTATCCTCTGCTCCGCGACCGCGAGTGGAAGCGGTGTATTATCGGCGTTCGCCGCCAGGATCGTATTGGCGTCATAGTCGGCTTTCAGGACTGCTCCGCTCTCCAGCGCATCGATGGCGGCTTCAGCCGCATCTAGATCCGTCTGCAGCGTGGTGATGTCGCCGACGGCCGCATCAATGGCGCGCCGGTTGCTGTCCAGCGAGTCCGTGATGATGTCGCGGGTTTCCTGCTCATTGCCGCGCTCATAAGCGGGGTCAGCGCGCGGCAGGGACTGCAACGAGCTGCGGGATACCATCAGCGCCCCCCATCAGGGCGGCCATAGACGACCCAGGCGCCCATCCGAAAGTCGCCCGTGCCTTCCCAGATGAAGCGGAAGGCGGCGCCGCGCACCTTCACATCAATCTCATCGGTCGTCGGCGTGAATTCGTATGGCCCCTTGGTCGCGACAGTGACGGCCATGGGCCGCTCGCGCGCTTCGATCGTCAGCTCGTGCTCGCCGGTCAGGCGCTCATAGTCCGGCACGGCGCTGCGCAGGCGCGTGAAGTTCTCTGACGCGGCCTTGGTCGCAGTCAGCTTCAGTGCCACATCGCCCGTCGCAAGTCGGTATGGCAGCGGGTCGCCATCATCCGTCGTGCCAACATCATGCCGATAGACAGTGCCGCTGGGATCGCCGGCAAGCGGTGTCGTGACGATCACATTCTCATCCATCCAGAACGTGCGCGCCAGCGTGCCGTTCGTCCAGTCGCCCTTGCCATTGACGGTCACGTAGACGTCATTCTCGACAGAGTCCGATGACGGATAGAACCACAGGATCTCGCCGAAAGCCGTGTTAGTGCCGGCGCAGATCTTGAAGGCCTGGAAGCGGTTCATGTTCAGAAAGACATGATCATGCACTTCGCACGGCACGGTCGTGATCACGCCGTCGTAAGAATAGAACCCGTCCGGCCCCATCCACATCGCGCGGCCGTTGGATTCGACAATGGCGTGCGGCGCGATCAAGCCGGCATTACTGCCCTTGCGATTGATGCCGAAGACGTCCGTGCCGCCAACCAGCTTCAGCGTATGCAGCGACGTATTGGTCAGGACGATATAGCCGTCACGGACCTTGCTCCAGCCGATGATCTCGTTACCAGCTTCCAGCAGGATGTCGCCGGCCGTATTATTAGGGTCCGGCGTCCATTCGTTCAGCGTTTCGCGGTTGGGCCATGCAATGCGCAGCGGCGATAGTGTCGATCCGACACTGGCGCCAAGAGCGATCAGGTGTCGGTCATCAGTGACGAAGATGCCCAGGCAGATCGGCGGCGCTCCGGTGATCAGCTCGGCCACGCCCGGCGCGCCCGTCGTGAAGGCCCAGTGATAGATGCCGCCGCCGCGCGGATTAGCCAGCAGATCTTCGCCCCAGGGCGCCAGCATCCATGTGCGCGCACGGCCGCCGTTGTCGGCATCGACGGCATAGCCGCCACCCCAGCCGCCTTCGCCCCAGCCATCTTCGCCCCAGCCCGATCCCGTCTGTGTGTCGACGAAGCCGACGGTGTATTCCATATCGGTCGGCGTGATGTCGTGGACCGTGCCGGCACGCCACAGCCACAGCTTCGCGGCCGTGCCCCAGGCCATGCAGGGCGTGCCGTCTAGCGCAACCCATGCGGCATAGCCGCGGGCTCTGCGGCAGGCCCTGCCAGAAGCGCACAAGGTTGGCGTCGACGTAGCGGCCGCGCGCAATCGTGTTCGATTGGCCCTTGATGATGCCGGGCGGCAGGGTGACGGTGATGGGCTCGAAATCAGCCATTCAATTGCTTTGGCGCCTCCGGTGATGCGAGCTGCGGCGCTTCTGCGGCGCGGCCCATGACTTCATTGCGGAAAGATTCCGTCGCCGCGCCAGCCTGCAGGGTCAGCTTGCCAATCTCCAACAGAAGGAATGGCACATGATCATCGATGCAGGCCCACTTATCGACGGTCACGTTCGTTCGCTGTGGGTCTTGGCCAAGGATATTGGCCCATCGCCCGCAGGCCTCTGATGTCACAAGTTCTCGGCATGACTTGGTGAAGCCGGTAAGGTGGCACATGCGATCTTTTGGCGGCATCATGTTGGGCTATCTTTCACGGCAACAATAGTGTCGGTGTATTTCACGGCGAAATCCATGGCCGTGCCGGTGAAGGTGTGCGTATGCGACTGACCGCCACCAGACGGGCTGCTTAATCCAGCATTGGCCGGCGTTGCAGTGCCGCGTATGAGATATCTATCGTTGGATGATCCGCCGCCGCCGATAACTGCAGGATAGTCGGAGGCCCCAACTTGCGGGCCACCACTGCCAACGTCCTCGGTCGTGAAAGAATAGTGCTGATGCCCAGGAATCTGATTCAGGGTCAGCGTTGTGTTGCCGACCGTACCGGCTGGTGTGCGTGAAGCGAATGCCGTCGTGAAATCTGATGTGCCGCCACTGCTCGCCGTGCCGGTGACAAAGCGCAACGCTGAGTTATTCAGCCCAGACGTGCCTGTGTCTTTCGTCCATCCGGTCGGCGCCGCCGTCTGCTGAAAGACCGCGCGCACGCCAGCGCCGAAGGCTGCATGCTTGCCCATGGCAACCGATAACAGCTTCGTCGTGCTGGTGCCGGTCTTGGCCTCATTCTCGGATGCGTAGACATCGGACTTCAGCTTAGCCAGCGCCACAGCATTGGCGGCCAGCTTGCCTTCCGTCACATTCAGGTCAGCTATCTTAGCCGTGACGACAGAATTCGTCGCCAGCTTCGCTTCCGTGATCGCGCCATCGGCGACGTTGCCACTGCCAACGAAGTCCGTCAGCGCGCTGCTGTGGGCGACGAAGACGGTGCCTTCATCGGCGATAGCCGCCAGCATGCCCTCTGCCGGCAAATCGCTGAAGGTCCAGCCACTGCCGTTGTAGCGCGCGATCTTGCCTGTCTGACCGGACCACGCGCCCGTCGCGCCGGATGGCACGTAATAGGCATCATCCAGCGTCGGGCTGACCGGCGGCGTTGCTTCCGTCTTGCTCTTCAGTGGCAGCACGCGACTATCGACTTGCCCGCGATTCAGTACATGATCGGCCGTGAAGCCGTTGACAGCCCAGATCTGGCCCGTGGATGTCATGGGCGGCGACAGCCGCAGCATCAGCGTGCCCGTGGCAATGGCCACGACCAGCATGGACGTGCCTTGCGGTATCTCGACCGTGCCGCCGCTGGCGCCGTTGCGGATAGTGACCGTGAAGCTGCCGGACGTGCCGTTGTAGACCGCATACAGCTTGGCGCTGTCCGGTGTCGGCACCTGGATAATGGCATTGGATGCCAGCGTGCCGGTGACGCGGATGACCGGACGGCGCGATTGATCGGCGATGTAGTCACTGGATGACAGCGTGGTTGTGCCGCCCGTCGTGCTGACGTTGACCTCGCTCGCTATGGACTCTTCCAGGCGGTTCAGATTGGCTTCGGTCTTGGTGTGCCAATCCGTCGTCGCCAGCTCCATGATCTGCAGGCGTAGGATGTCACTGGCTGTTGGCATGCATCATCCTCAGTAAGCTGCGATGCGCACCAGCGGCATCAGCGGCGCGAAATCCGATATCGTTATGGTGCCGTTCGTGACCGTCTTGCTCATGCCGCGATCCAGCACGGCAATGGCGCGATTGTCCTTCGTGGCGTTGTAGACCAGCGCCCCGCGATAGGTCAGCGTCGCGCTTTCCCACTCGATCAGATCGAAGCGGATTTCCAGCGCATGACCGACGACCTGCGGATAGCCTTCGCGCACAGTCGCCACGACGCCGCCGGCCGTGTAGCCGCTGCCACTGGCTTCATCATCGGATGAATAGACCGTCGTCGATGCGCCCAGGTCCGCCGTGTCGACGTACAAGGCCACCTTGATCTCATCTGACGTGAAATCATGGATGGCCTGCGCCAGCTCCAGCAGGAAGGAATCGCAGATGGCAGTGACGATGGCCATCAGGCAGTCGCTCCGGCAGTTGTGGTCGGGAAGGATGCTGCGCGCGTCGGGATGTAGCCACTGCGTTCCTGGTCGCGCAGCTCGCGCACGGCGGCGCTCAGCAAGCGATCGTACAGCGCTGTGAACTCGGCCACGCGCTCGGATGACAGCAGGTAAAGCTCGGCCCCGATCAGGCAGGCCAGTAGCAGCAGATCGCCGGCATGTGTGGTCAGCCAGTTCGTCTGGTTGCTTGGCCCCAGATCAGGCAGGCGCAGCAGCACCTCGACATCCATCGCGTAAATGCCGTCGGGGATCGGCGCCAAGCGGAATTGGGTTTCGGTCTCTTCGGCCCAGTATTTGGGCGAAGACTGCGTGGTGCCGTACATGCGCACATAGTCCAGCTTGCGCTTTTCCAGATAGCGGCCCAGCGACGGGATGAACATCGACCGCACTTCCAGCCAGCCGGCATTGCGCGTCATGGTGGCGGATAGCGAAGTAGTCGATGCCGGCACCAGACTGCGCCACATCTCCAGCCCCAGATCGCGCTGCACATTGTCCTGGGCGCGCGCAATGATGCTGGGGATCTGGGCAATGAACTCCGCGTTGTTGCTGTCCACGATATCCTGCAGATCAGCAACCAGCGTGTCGTATGATGTGGTGTATGCCATCCATCAACTCTCGCTGAAGCCGCCGCCGACAGATGCCCGCATGTGCGGATGATTGAAGAAGGTCATGGTGATCGGCGTCCATGTGCTGGCGTACAGGGGCCAGACATCGCCGATGGATTCATTGGCACGCTGTCCAGGCCGCCATCCAAGCCCATCAGGACCGGGCACGCGCACATAGCGCTGCGGGTGGCGCTGATCAGGCTTGGTCGTCCAGATGCCGATTTCGCCGTCCTGACGCAACTTGCGGCCGGGAACTTGCTTGCCTGTGCGGGAGTCGTATGAAACTCCGTCGTTGTCCCTTACTCCTCGACGGCTCATTCGGCGGCTCCGAAGTTTGTGCGTGCGAATTCACCAAATAACTCGATCGCAGCCGCGTCATATCTCCTTGCGGCGTCCATCTCATCGCTGAAGACGCCGAGCCATTTGAGCTTACGATCTCTTGATATCGTGGCGACCCATCCGCCTTTGGATCTGCTCCAATGCACTCCTTTGTATTTAGACGATCCGCCCTTCTGAATGCTGTTGGCGCCGTTATGGCTGTTGGTGGCGATGCGCAAATTACGGCGTCGATTATCCATCGTGTCGCGACTGATGTGGTCAACAATCTGCTCTGGCGTCGCGCCCATAATCACGCGATGGACGCGACGATGATGATGCGGCCAATCAGATATTACGGCGTAGCGATGGCAGATCTTCTTTCGCGGTCGGCCCTGCATCACGAATAGGCCCTTGCCCGCCAACAGAGTTTCCGGGACATCCGGGTCGACTAGGCAAACATCCTTCGGACCAACTTTCGCAAACACATGATCGCCGCACGCGCAAGCGTGCCACGGCGTGCCCCGCGACATGACGCCAAGATGCTTGATCAGCGTGGTCTGGCTTACGCCGACAGCCTTGCCAATTTCGCTTCTCAGCCGGCCCTCAGATTCCAGTTTTTTGGCAAGCGCTATCTTTTCGTCCGACATTCTCGCAGTCATGATGAATTCCCCCATGTGATTCGGGGTGAATTCTATCACTTTAAATCCAGTCCGCCACGGTCCGGCGAGGCTTGCCATCAGTGCCTCCTGGTCCGACCCCATCCGAAGCCGCGGAATCCGACGACGACGGGATGGCGGTTTTCACTCATGGTCGACAGCGTTTCCTTGTACTCGCCGCGCAGCTCACCATAGACAGCGCGGTTGTATTTCTGCGCGATCTTGGACGCGAGCCCCTGCACGATGACCTCCCACCATTGCCGGCGGGCATCGATCGTATTGCCCAGGAAGCCCGGCGCAATGTGTTCGCGGATGTAGCTGACGCGGATGGACATGCCGCTTTCACCGATGGCAGGCCACAGCACCAGCAGCATGTCATCGCTGGCCGTTGCCGGCTGCGGCAGGCGCGCGACTTCGCCCGGAATGGACTTCGACACCCACCAGCCCGATGGAATGCCGGTTGGCGGATTGGGCGTCGGGCCGCGATTGACGTTCATGTAGTCCTGGCGGCTGATGCGCCGGCAGCCGATCTCACTGCCATCCGACTTCACAATCATGATGTCGGCGACGTCGATGGCGTCCGACGGCAGGGTGACGGCCTTGGCATTCAGCGGCGCGTCGATGGTCACCTCGACCATGCGGTATTCGGCATCAACTTCCTTTTCGATCTCGATGAAGACCATCTCCAGAGATCGATTGATGGAGTTAAGATGGCGATGCCCCATGGTCGACGGATCAATGCCGGCGCGTTCCACCGCCTCATCGATCAGTTCACCCTGTTGCATCGCCATCCTCCCCCTAGTGGGGAGAGGCCGAAGCCACTCCCTTTCGCCCCCGGTGAATGCTTAGCCGGCGCTGCCGATGATGCAGCGTGGATTGGCCCAGTTGAAGCTGTAGCGCTCGCTGGCCTTGTATTTCATGTTGCCGGTGTCGAAGTCGGTTTCCATGGCACGCTCGACGGGATCGCGCTGCCAATACTGCAGGCCCAGATCGCAATCCGTCTGCAGCCACCATGCGTCGGGGTCCATCAGGTAATGGTTGATCGCGATATCGTCGATGATCCCCATTTCCTTGATGGTGTTGATGTCGTTGTTCGCCGTGCCGACGCGGCCGGTCGACTTGCGCAGTCGCTCAGCGCGGAAGCGCAGCTGGCGCGGGATGATCAGCTTTTTGATGCTGAACTTCTCTGGCCGGCCACGATCGTTGACGAACCCGTCAACGGCGATGTAGGCGTCCTCGATAGCCTCTTCGGACAGATCCGTAGCCGTCGACAGCACGTTGCTGAAGGCGCCGCCGGCATACAGCGGATGCGCTGCGTTGCAGAGCGACACGCCATCGCCGCCGACATAGTTGCTGTCGAAGGCGTTGTTCAGGATCGATGCCGCGCGAACCTCTTTGGCATGCTGCAAGGCGCGGCCAAGCTCGGTGCCGAACTCTTCAGCAAGATTGTCATAGAGGTTGTCGCGGATGCTTTCCTTCGTGAAGGCGCAGGCAAGGCCATACGTGTAGTGCGTCGTGCGGGCGACCCAGCCCTCTTGGCCGGCGTCAAAGATGATCGCCGCGCCTTCGGCCTTCTCGTGTGCCTCACCCAGGCCAACGCGGAGCACCTGCTCTTCGTAGGCCTTCTTGGAGGTCTTCTTCTCGTAGATCTGCGACCACTCTTCCTTGTGCTTCTTATAGCTCAGGCCGAAGTGCGCATTGATGCCCGCTTGTAGGTCGCGGGCAAACTGCTGGCGAGTCATAGCCATGGTGTCGTGTCCTTTCTAAATCGCCGATGCTTGTCCGCTTCCCTTAGACAGCGACGCCGTAGGCGCTGCCTGCACGCTCGTGGTTGACGCACTTCAGCTCGACCAGCGAGTAGTTGCCCGTGGTCGAAAGTCCGTAGCCCGTCGTATTGTTGGCGCTGTCTGCCTGACGCATGGGCTTTTCCAGAATCCGCTCGATGCGGAACTGGTCGCGCGTCGTGTTGGTGATGACAGCCAGGAAGGTGTTGCCGGTGCCGGCAGGCGCCGTGACGGTCGGCAGATGCGAAGCGGAATAGAACCCGCCTGCGGTGAGCGTGACCGACGTGACGTTGCCGGTCGTGACGTTGATGGTGCCGGCTGCCGATTCCGCGCCCACGTAAGGGTCGGAAGCATGACGGGTGACGGTGATCGCCGCGCCCTGAACGTAGGACGAGCCCGATCCGCCGACCGTGACCGACGTCAGCGCGCCGCCTTCCGGCGACACAGGGCTGGTAGCATAGCCACTGCGCCCGAACAGCGCATTGCCTGCGCGCGGCTCAAGGTTGACGAAGGCGCCGATGTCGTCAGTCGTGACGCTGCCGATGCACTGCGCTTCCCAGGTCGCATAGGGATCGTCATCAACCAGGGCCTTGATGGTCAGTCCCGACGGCACAGTCATGCCGGGAATGAAGCTCTTGTAGTTCGGCACGGTGCCGCTGATGGCGCCGCCGTAGTTCGCAGCACCCAGCGTCTGCGTGGTCACATAGCAGCCCATGAAGATGCCAAGGATGGTATCGCCGCGGGCGGCCAGCTGAATGCGGCCAGCGGTGCCGACCGACTTGACGGGATCACCGATGTGGATCTGCGAAGCGTAGTCGGAAGCGATTGCATATTCATTGTAGCGGGCCTGGTTCTGTCCGACGTGACGAATACGGCGGAAGCCGAACGGGGCGAGGACGTTAGCCATCTCGTGCTCCTGTTATTCTAGCATCGTCGCCGCGCGGCGACCCGTGAAAGCCTGTTCGCTATCCTCGACGACATCCAACTTGACGCCGCCGGGCGCCCTTCCCCTCTTCTGCAAGTCCGCAGTGGACTGCAGCATTGTCTTACGCTGCCGTTCGATGCGGTCTCTGACGGCCAGCTTGCGCTGTTCGCCAATGTGTTTGGGCTGTTCACACAGAACCAGCCCGCCGACTTTGATGACGCCCTGGCCGCCGGCCAGCTTGTAGCTCTGATAGATGTGCTGCAGCTGCTTCGGCACCGTTTCAGGATCGCGCGGCGCCCAGCCCTCACGCATGCGGCGCATCCAGTCCGGCGACATGCCGCCGCCGGGATCGCTGCTGCCATCGACAATCCAGCGCTGATGCATGCCGGGACGCGGCGGCGGCGCGGTCAGGGCCGGCTGATTGATACCGACCACGCCGACCTGCTCGACGCGGAAGTCTTCGCGCGCCACTTCGGCTTCGCGGGATTCGCGCTCCGGCGTGCGCTCGACGTAGCCACGATCGCGCTCGTGCATGCTTTCAAAGCTGTCATCACGTTCGGCGACTGCGGCACCGCCGCGGCTGTAAATGCGTCCCATGCTCAGACCATCCTGTTCCGCTGTTCTTCGATGCGCGCCAGCGCCCATTCGCGCTGATGCTCTTTGTTCTTCGGGTCCAACTTCATGGACCGCATCTTGCGCTGCTCTTCAGCGGTCAGGGTGAAGGTCTTCGGGTTGCGGTTCTGCGGTGCACGGCCATCGGCAGATGACGGCCGCGTGGGCGCAACCGGTGCGCGGCGTCCATTGGCCTGTGCCTTGCCCTTGGGTGCCTGCAGGGCCTTGGCGCCAAGATCAGGGAACTGCTCGCGCACGCGCTTGGTCAGCTGGGCATAGAAACCGGGCTTGTCGGGCTGCCAGCCTTCTGCCGCCATGGCCTTGGACTGAGCGATGACAAACTTCGCGGCATCCTTATTCGATTGCATCCAAGGATTGACCTTGGACCACTGGATGGCCAGCGGATTGCTGGACGTGATGCCGGCGCCAACGGGTGTGCCGGGGGGCGGCGCGTCCATGATGCCGCGGGCGCGTTCCTGATACTGGCGATAAAGCTGGTCCGGGTCGCCGTAAGTGGCGCGGGCCTGCTCGATCTGGGCGCGAATGGACTTGGCGCTGTCCAGCTTTTCCTGCAGCTCATACTTGGCGGTCGTGTCGCCATTGTCTTCGGCGATGATCAGCGCGCGCTGGAATTCTGAGATCTTGTCATTGACCATACCCAGGCTGATTTCGGCCTGAGATTTCTGCCAGCGCAGCATCTTGGCTTCCTGCTCGCCTTCGCGAAGCAGGGCGCGGGCCTCGATCTCGCGGGCACGCATCTCAGCAGCTGCAGCACGTGCATCGGCTGACGGGGCGCCATCGTCATCATCGTCGGCTGCGACCTGACGGCTGCGCTGTGGCGGCGCGGCGTCGTCGTCTTCGATGTCCTCATCCTCGAATTCCTCGGGGATGGTTGATGCGGGCTTCAGCTCGGACTTGAAGTCCTCGATCTCTTCGTTCTGATCCGGCAGCAACGGATCATCGATAACGTCTTCCAGCTCGATCTTCAGATCGTCTGAATCGCCGCCGATATTCTTATCGATCATACATCTTCCCCCTTAGCGCAGCGCAATGGCTGTCACTTCCGGCCCGCGCCCAACCGGCGTTTCAATGCAGTAGGACACGCGCACGCCTTTCATCAGCCATTCCGGGCGCAGCCCGTACAGGCGCACGACACTGCCGTGCAGAAAGGCGTCCTGGCCGTCTTCGGACGTCACGAAGCCGAAGCGCTTGCCGTCCTCGTACCACTTGATGGCACCGACATGCGGCATGTCCTCGATCGGGATCAGCACGACCTTGGGGCGGTGGAATTGTTCCGTGCGCCCGTTGGCGCGCTGCGTGTGTCCGCTCATGTGGATAATCCGTCGAATTTGTAGCGGTGCTCGGTGCCTGGGCGCGGCTTGCCGCGCAGGGCGTCATCCGTCAGCATGACGTATTCGACGCCATCGTATTCCAATCGTTCTGGGTGTTTGGGGTAGCAAAGCCAGATCTCGCCGACCTTCGGGCGCATCTTGGCCAGCAGCTCCTGGTCATAGGCCTCATACGCTTTGCCGGACCAGACGAAGGGGCCGACATAGGCGATCTTGTACATCTGATGCGTCCATGCCTGAGCGCGCTTGATCTCCTCCGGCATGATGATGCCGCTGGCTGTTGCAACGCGCTGGCGGACTGGTGTCGCGATGATGCGCCACAGGCACATCTCCACGATGTCATCGGGGATCTGGAAATCGATATCGCGAACGAATTCGCCCTGCTTGGGCTCGTCTTTTCCGTCGACCTTCTTCAGCATCTTCTGAACAAGGGCGTCATGATCCAGGCGGATCTGGCGGGGCGCTGACAGGCTGCTCATGCGCGGCCCCCGCGGTAGTAGCCCGTGGCGCGCAGGCCATAGGTGCGGTCGCGCTGTGGGACGGCCGTCTTCTCGATCGGCTTGTCGCCCTCAAAGCGCTTCAGCACTTCGTCGAGAACGACAAGGGACTGGTCGAAGGCGTAGATGTGCCCTTTGTGAAGATCATGATCGGCGGCATCCGCGCCGATCAGATCGTTGACCTTTTCCTGACGTAGTTCTGTCAGGCCGGCCTTAACTTCATTGTGATAGTCCAGCAGCATTCCTGATCTTCCCTGACTGCGGTCAGGGGAATGTGCGGCTGGCTCTCGTGGGCGAGGTCAGGTATGCGGTGATTGGTGGCGTCCGTCCAGTGGCCCAAGAAAAATCTTTTGCGACCGACCTTGACAGTTTGTCAAGGTGCCCCCATATATAAGGGGTAGGCAGCAAGGAGAGATCAGATGGCAATCACAGAGGATCAAGTGAAGCCCGGCCTGCTGGTTCTGCACAAAGGCGGCAAGCTCTACAAGATCGACAGCTTCAACTGGAAAGGCAACGTAGTTCGCTGGGGTTACGCAAGGGTTGGTGAGACGATTGAAGAGCGTAGCGCAATGACCGACAAGACCGTCGTCGCCTGCACGCAATGGCAGATCAACGACAAGTACCCAGAAGGCCGCAAATACCAGTCAAGCAAGATGCTGAAATTAAAAGACCTGACCATCGCCTAAAGCCAAAGGCTCCCACCCGAAAGGGTAAGGGAGCCAGCGGCAGTAGAAAGGCAGCAAGGGAGAAGGCAGATGGCAATCAATGTGGGTCCGAAGTTCATTGGCACGGGCGGGTGCGACACCTTTCCAGTGCAAGATATTACCGCCGAGGGCAGCCGTCGCCTGGGCTACATCAGGCAGGTATTTCCTGACGTGTTTTATGTTAATCGCGAGGACGGCTACTATCGCGATAACAAGCGCTATCGAAGCTGGGAAGCGGCGCTATCCGCCCTGACCGAAGCGAAGTAATCCACAGGGCTCCTTCGGGAGCCCTTCTTCTTGACAAACTGTCAATGCACGCCATATGATGCGACATGGCAGGAGGCGCTTCATGGACATCATCCAAACAACCGATCCGTTCTGTAAGGTGTTGATATCCGATATTCTGATGCTGGCCGAGCGCATAGAGCGGCTGACCGGGCAGAGCTGCGCGCTGTATCTGCATGATGCGCGCCATGCCCAGACCGCCCGCCAGCTGGCCGAGATCCATGGCGAGCTGGCCGACTGGCTGAAGGATGCCCAGGACGAACGCCGCAAGAAGCGCGCGGATTGGCTGGACGAATACGGTTATCCGCTGATGGTGATGGGCGTGATCATCGGCGGCATCGTGCTGCTGTCGCTGTTTGGGGCGAAGTGATTCATGGCATTGCAAATCATCGAGGTGCGGCAGCCTGAGCTGTCGCCGGAAGATCGCTTTGAGCGCACGCTGGCCGATGTCATCAGGCGCATCAGGACTAGGCCGAAGTTAACGTCAGAACAAAGGAGATGACCGATGACCGTTAAGGAAGAGCTGGGTCGACACTATGCTGAAATCAGCGATGCTGACGCCCCGATCGGGGTTGCCGTAGCCAAAAGCTCCGATGGATTCGCGGAGTTGGAAGCGTTCCTGCCGCCATTCCCGTTCGTCATGTATCGCGATGCGGAAACTGGCAACGTCGTCGTTCGCAAGATAGCGGAGTGCTCATTCGGCAATCGCACGCTGCGCGCGGTCGGCAATGGCCTCGCCGATGAGTCCTCCATTCAGAGGATGGAAAACCCTGAACCGGACATCAACCGCGTGGGCATAGGCTGGGACAACACCGACTAGCGCAGCTCCTCGCGAATGATCTGGTTGATGCTCTTGGCGCTCATGCCCTCCAACCCAGGAAACTGCTGCACGTACTGCTCGCGCGCCTTGGCCATGGCCCTGGTGCCGTTGGCGCCCGCCAGCGCCTGCCGCATGGCAGCAGCATCAGCGCCCGCCGCCTGCTGACGAATATGCGCACGCAGCTGCTCTGTGGCCTGCTCACGGGCGGCAGACTGGCCTTTCTGCTCGACCTGACGCTGCAGCACCGCCAGATGCTGGCGCGTGTAGTTCGTGCCGTGCGCTTCGTTGAAAGCCCGCGTGCGCGCCACAGATCCCGGTCCCGACAGCTCACCCGGATTATCCTGCAGCCACTTCGCCGTCGCCGGATCGCTGGCGCGCTTGGTCATATCCTCGCGCATGGCCGACCGGGTTTCGCGCGCCGCTGCCGCCGCACTGGCCCGCTGTGCCGGCGTCTGGGCACTGGGCGCGACGCCGCGATGGTTCGATGCCTTAGCCGTCTTCATCTCGCGCGTGATTCGCGTCGGCGCGCCGACCAGCCCGGATGCGATCGGCGCCGTCAGGCCCTCGATGCCCGCCGCAATGCCGCGCGCGCCCATGACCTTCGGATTGGTCAGGTTGTCCGTTGCGGCATCGCGCACGGGATTGGTCTTTTCCATGCCGGCTGCTGCGGTCAGCGCCTCCTGCTTGCGCGGGTGGCCTTCGGGCAGCTCGCGGCCATACTCTTCCTGGGCGCGGCGGGCCGGGTTGTCGGGCTCGGTTGCGAAGGCGTTATAGATATCCGGCAGATTAGTCATGCCATAAGCAGCGCCAGCGCCCTCGACGAACGGCAGCGCGAACTTACCGGCCATGCCCTTCGGCACGCCATGGGCAAGCCGTCCAGCGGCCCCCGCTGCGCCCGCGGCTGCGAAGGGCGCCAGCCCGCCCATCTGGTTGTAGAACTTGCCGACCGACGTATCGCTGAAGCGGCGATCCCTGGACAGCTCACGATCGCGGGCTGCCTCTGCGCCCTCGACGCGGCGATCGTATTCACCCTGCCGCGATGCGCGCTGACCCTCTTGGGCCTTGCCGACCATATCGCGGTACATCTGCACTTGGCCTTCCAGCGCCCGGCGCTCGGCCCCGTTGCGGAAGTCGCTGCGCATCAGCCGGCCCATGGCATCGCGATAGCCGGGCTCGTGCTCCGGCGGCAGTCCCGGCAATGGCGGCACAGCGCCGCCCTGGGCGGGCTTCTTACGGCCGCTCTGCGCCTCCGCTGGTGACGTAGCACCGAAGCCCAGATCGTCCGCCAGCGCCCCGCCAAAGCCCAGCGCGGCCCCGCCGCCCATCAGGGGCAGGTTGCCCAGCGCAGCACCCGACTGCACGCCCGCATTGCCGATGTTGGCCAAGCTGGGATCTGCCATGGCGCCAGCAACGGCATCCGTCGCCTTGCCGAACTGCCCGGCATAGGCCTTGGCGGGCGCGCTGCCGTAGTCCAGACCGGCCTCGACGAATGGCCCCATGCGCTCGCCCAGCCCCGGCATGCCCATGTCCGACAGGCCCTGCCGTGCCATCATGCCGGCATTCTGGCCACCTGTGGGCTCAAAGGGGCTGGCCATGGGATTGGGCTGGCCGGCGCGGGTGGCATCCGTTACTGGCCCCAGACCGGCATCTGGCAGCGCCATGCCCGGCTCGATCGGGGCGCCCATGGGATCGACGGGCGGCTGCAGCTGCTGACTGCGCAGCAGCATGGCCAGAATTTCCGGCGTCATCTGGGTCTGGAAGGGGCTGTCAGCCATCAGTGCACTCCGATCTTCTTGACGATGACTGCATCACAGACGCATCCAGGCTGCGAGCATTCCGCGACTTCGATCTCGAATTGCTGGCCCGTGCCAAGCTCCGTAACGACGAAGCGATCGCCAAGGGCATCAGGGCCGCGCGCGAACTGGGCTGCGTCATCGTAGCTGACGACGATCTCGCGGCGCTCCCTGGAATCCTTCGCCACGCGCGGCGTCATGCGCATGCTGTCAGCCATCTTTCTCGCCTTTCCGCCTCAAAGCTGCGTCCAGCATGGCGTTGGTGTCTTCGATGGCGATGGGTGGCGGGGGCGGGATCAGCCGGCCCGTGTGCGGGTCGATATGGCCCATGTGCACGCCGTCGCGGTAGACATCGACGCGCCA